GGCGGTGCTGAATCAAGCTTCGCCACCGGCGGAGCGGCTGGCGTTGGCGCGGGTAATCGTTACCGAGCCAGAGCGGCGGGCGCGCATTTTCGCTTTTGGCGTGGTGTCGAATAGCGACATCACGGCGGCGTCAACCGACGCGGAATTACAGACGGCAGTCAATGCTACGTTGATCGCGTATGCTAAGTAGCCTGCGGCATAGCATTTAAATTGTGGATAAAATAAAAAGCCCGTTCTGTGTACACAGAACGAGCTTTTTTTTAGAGTTTCCAGTTGTCAACCGGATCGGCCGTTTTATGCGCGGCGGCGCAGTCTGATGCGGCAACGTTGGCATAGCGGCGTACCATCTCTAAAGATTCGTGCCCCAGCAATCGTTGGAGGGTGAGTACGTCGCCACCGTTGCGCAGGTAAATGACGGCGAAGGTATGGCGGAAACGGTGGGGATAGGCGTGGGAAACGTCAGCCCGATCTCCAATACGCCGGATCAGGCGAGAAAGTACGTCGCGCGTCATCGTGCGGCGGTCGTCACCGGAGCCAACGGCAAAGAGCGGGTCGGTCGCGCCGAGTTGGGTGAGCTGGGGGGTGAGATATTTCCAAAGGGCTTTTGCGGTGCGTTTGCCGACGTAGACGATGCGCTGTTTGGCATCGCGCCCTTTACCCTTGCCAGCGATGGTGATGCGATTGTTGCCAAGGTCCAGATCGCCGAGGTAGATGCCGCACAGCTCAGAGGCGCGCATCCCGGTGGAAAGTAGGGTGAGCACGATGGACCGGTCACGGTCGGCGGTGTGACGCTGGCTACGCACGCTATCGCGGTCTTTCCAGGGGTTGGTCGTATCGCAAGCTTTGAGCATAGCGGCCACCTGGTCCTGCGTGAATGGGTCTATAGTGGGTGTCTCGAAGCGCGGGCGGGGTATGCGGTGGATGAGATGATCAGCGACCACGTCCATATCGGTAGCCCAGGTATAGAATGAGGATAGATCGGTATGGATGTTGGCCACGGATTTTGGAGCCAGATCGAATTCATCCGGCACCCAGGCCAGGAAGTGCAGCCAGTCATCGAGGGTGAGTGTTGTTATGTCGGGGTCGGCGGTGAAATATGGCTCGACCTTGTGCCAGGTTTTGTAGTAGTTAGCGATGGTGGCGTCGCTGACGCCGCTGGCCCGTTTGTAAAGAATAAAGGTTTCGTATGCTTGTGAGAGTTTCATAGCCGCGTGTCCTCCTATGTTTGCGCTGTTTCCGGTAATTTGTGGATTAGTTACCGATAATGATTGAAAGCGTTTTTTTTGAGAGGCATCACTGTAGCCGCTTGGTCTGTGATAATGCGCGCGCATCAAATTGATGACATGCGGCTATGATTTTGACCAACCCTTGTGGTCTAAGTCGGGGCGCTGGGATTTGAACCCAGGGCCTCGCGGACCCAAACCGCGTTATGGTTTTAGGGACATCAGACCACGCGGGAGGGTGGGTTTGATAGCCGCGTGACTTGTGCGAAACGCTTTCCGCATTGTCTTGGGTGGTATTTTCCGGGCCTGAAATGGCCCGGTTTTTGTTTCCGTTAATGATGGTAATCGGAAGCTAGGGCAGCGACTCGCAGGCGCTGCCGTTGCCGTCTTTGTCTAGTTCGTGGATGTCGCCTAAGCCCTGGCTCACGCAGTAGTCATAGCAGGCTTGGGCGGCGCGGTGGGTGACAAAATCCGGGGTGCAGTTGTAGCGATTGACGGAGCAGTCGCAGACCGGCGCGCTGGTGGAGGCCGGGGCGAGGGTGGCCGCCGGGATGCGGGTGGCGGTGGGGCGCGCGGTGGCGGCTTTGGTGGGATAGGCCGTAGGCTTGGGCGTGCGCGTGGGCACGGGCGTGCGCGTGGGTTTGCGGGTGGCGGTGGGCGTGGCCGACCTGACCGGCGTGGGCGTGCGCGTGGGTAAGATGCCGATGCGCCGCGCGGTATTGTCGGCAAGGCCGTAGATGAGGCAGAGGCTACAGCAGGCAAAGAGTAGCAGCAGGACGCCAACCAGCACCTGGTTACGGCGGGTTAGTTTTTGGAAGGCGTGCGTGATAACGGTCATGGTCTTCTATTCGGTTTCGTAGGGCGGTTTTTCTTCGGCGGTCTGTGCTATCCCATTGCCATTGCGCGCCGTGCCCACATATTGGAGGTCACGACGACGCTGTTCGGCGGTCTGGGTGAGACGCTGCTTGCGCTGTAATTCCAGTGCGGAAAGTTCTTCGGCGGTCTTTGCCAGGCGATCCCCAGCGGCAGCGGCTTGGCGGCGACGACTCAGCGTTTCCACAAAGTCCAGGACAATGGGAAGGTAAACTTCCTCCCCCATCCGATCCATTTGAAGCTCCCGCAACCGGAGCAGGATTGTCCGAACAATTTCATTTCCTTCTGGAAGTTTTGGAAGCAATCCCGCGCGTCTAAAAACATCCTCCGGGGGCACTTTGAAAGCACGCGCGATGCCATTACAGAAATCAACTCCTGGTTGCGCCTGAAGATTCAGTATCTTGCTCAATGTAGCCCCGGCGATTTCAGATTTACGGGCGGTTTCTCCATCAGTCCACCCACGCTGCTGAATTTCATCTTTGAGCCATTCAACGAAATCTTGATTGGGGGTCATATTTGTACTCTATCACACAAGGTCTTAGATTTGGGTAATAAATCCTTAGATTTGGGTATTGACAACTATTGATTATTGCTGTATAATTTCTTATATCTAACGAATCCTTAAACGGAGTAAAGAGATGGCAGCAGTAACAGTTAGTTTTGTGATCGAAGAAGAACAGCTTCAGCGGATAGATGCGCTGGCAGATGAGCTTGACCGTAACCGCAGCAGTACACTCCGGCAGGTCATCGAGGCGGGGATTCCGATGCTGCGCGCGGCGCGGAAGGTGTCTGAGGCGATGCAGCGCGCGCCCCTCCCCCTGGAAGCCTTCCCCGGCGCGGCGCCGGTGTTGGAGGGCATCGCCTGATGTCCGTCCACACGGCCCTGGGCGCGTGGGGTGAGACGGTCGTGGCGGCCTGGCTGCGCGGCGCGGATATCCCGGTGGAACCCTCCCCTATCGCAGATCTGCGGGTGGCCGGGGTGGACGTGGAAGTGAAGACGGCGCGCGCGTCGAAGTATGACCAGACGGGCAAGCCGGGGTATCAGTTTTGTCTGCATCGCGCCGGGCGGCGCGGGGTGCAAGCGCCGGTGGTGGTGTTGTTGGCGGTGCGCCGTGAGGATGTGGTGGCCTTCGTCATCCCGCGCACGGCGTTGGGGCAGCGGCCCAAGATCGCGCTGTGGGGCGATCCGCTGACATACACCGGGCAATGGGCGCAGTATCGCGGGCGGTGGGAAATCCTCGCCGAAGTAGGGATCGTTTAAAACGAAAAGGCGCCGGGGGGCAACCCGGCGCCAGCAGCAAGCTCTCCCGAAGGAGTTTAGACATGACTATCGTAACCGAAATCCGCACTAAAGTCAATATCCCCTGGGTAGTCGCCGAGGATTCCCCCACACTCTCCGCCGCATTTACGGCCTGGTTGCAGTCTCACGACCGCAGCGCCGCAACGATCCGGGGCTATGCCATTGGCGTCGCCACGTTCCAGACGTGGTTTGAGCAGGCCACCGGGCAGCCCCTCGCGCCGGCGTTGATCACGCCGTTGGATGTGCGCGCGTTCAAGGCCCACTTGCAGGCGCAGGGGCTGAAGCCCAATTCCATCAATCACTATCTGGCCGGGGTGCGCGCGTTCTGCGCGTGGGCGCTGGCGACCGGGCGCGCGGAGCACAATCCGGTGAGCGACATCCAGTTGGCAGCGCAAGCGCCCCAGGCCCCGCAATGGCTCACGCGCCCGGAGCAGTACGCGCTCTTGCGCACAGTGGAGCAGGCGGTGCAGTTGGGGGAGTTGCGCGCGCAGGGCGACGCGACGGCGCCGGGCGCGATCTGGCCCAAGCGGGATCGGGCGCTGGTGCGGTTGCTGCTGGCCGCCGGGCTGCGGTTGGCAGAAGCGGCGGCGCTGACGCTGGGAGACGTGGAGATCAAGCCGCGCAGCGGCAGTGTAACGGTGCAGCACGGCAAGGGCGATAAGCGGCGGGTGGTGCCGCTCAATGCGGACGCGCGCGCGGCCCTGAGCGCGTGGCTGGCGGTGCGCCCGACCAGTGAAGCGCCGGCGCTGTTCCTGAGTCAGAAGGGCGGGGCGTTGAGCGCGCGGGCGCTGGCGCAGCGCATCGAGGAGTTAGGGGCGCAGGCCGGGATTGATGGGTTGCATCCACACCGGCTGCGGCACTCCTGCGCGAAGAATCTGGTGGATCAGGGCGTGGGGTTGGAGAAGGTCGCGCTGCTGTTGGGCCATAGTCGCCTGGAAACGACGCGGTTGTATACCATGCCGTCGGAACACGATTTGCAGGCGGCGGTCGAGACGACGTGTTGGAGCGATGTACCCGGTGGGCGTCAGCGCCAGGTGGGGCGCGGCGAAGAACGGTAGGCAGTAAACGAGAGCGCCAGGGGCTGTGGCCGTTCACTGTAGGCCCCGTGGAGTTCCCCGCTCCAGCGCTCGCCGGGCTGTTTTGTTAAGGTGCTAGTTTCAGTATAGAGGCAGAATCCGATGGAAATGCAATTTTCGGTAGATTTGATCCTGATTGCCCGCTGTTTGGGGGGGCTTTTGTGGGGCATTCTGTGGGCGGTGTTCATCCAGTATCACCGGATGGGGCGCTTCCTGGTCACGGCGCGCACCTGGATCGCCGTGGTGGTGGGGGTGGGGGTGGATTTGCTCTTGGGCATCGGCGCGCCCTGGTGGGCGCTCTGGTTGATTGTCGGCCTGTCCAGTATTGGGGTGATCACCCGCTCGCTGCTCAACGAGCACGCGCAGACGGCCCCCGCGCTGAACCGGTATCGGACGAAGTGGCAGATGGAAGACACCCTCGACGAGTGCGGCGACATTATCGGCCTGCTGGATCAGGCGTTGACGGCGGCGACGCTGGCGACCGCGCAAGAGCGCGTGAGCCAGGCGTTGGCGAAAGTCCATCACGCGCAGCGGTTAATGACGGCGGCGCGCTACGGAGGCCCGGATGAACGCTGAACGCACGACGATCACGATTACAGATACGCTGGTTTTTGCGGTCGCGCCGGCGGATGACATCCCGGCGTTGGTGGCCGAGTATACGGAGTGGATTGGGCAGCACGTGGCCCTGCGGCGCCGGTCGCCCTCGCCGGAGACGGTGCGCGGCTACGCCGGGGAAGCGCGGCAGTTTATGGGGTGGCTGGCGACGCAGGGGCTGGCCCTGCGGGATACTACGCCGGAGGTGATGCGGCAGTACGTGGAATTCATCACCGGGACCGGGCACGGGGTAGAGGAGACCGGCTCACGCAAGCCGCGCGACGCGCAGGGGCAATACAGCCCGGCGACGGTCCAACGCAAGCTGGCGGGATTGCGCACTTTCTTCAAGTTCACGGCCGCGCGCGGGCTGACGGTGGGCCATCCGCTGGCCGACGGCGAGGCGCTGCGCACGCCGGAGGATAACGCGCACGCGGTGGAGCACATCAAGGCGCTGACGCAACCGCAGGCCGTGAGCCTGCTGCGCGCGCTCAACGTGGCGGCGGCGCGGGCCACCAGTCCCGACAAGCAGAACGCGGCGGTGCGCGACAAGGCGATGATCAGCCTGATGATGTTGCAGGGGCTGCGCGTCATCGAGGTGCAGCGGCTGGACGTGAGCGATTATACGCCCAACGTGTGGGGCGGGCAGGGGACGTTGAAGGTCCACGGGAAGGGCGACAAGCACCGGACGGTGGTGCTGCGCCCGGAGATGCAGCAGGTGCTCGATGCCTGGCTCAAACGGCGGATGCTGTATCACCCGGAAGATCCCGCGCTGTTCGTGAGCCTGCACGCCCCACAGGGACGCACCAGCGGCGCGCGGCTGCAACGCCTCACCCGGCGGGCCATCCGCGAGCGGGTGGATCATTACCTGGAAAGCGCCGGGTTGAAGGCGGACGGGGTCTCGTGTCACGCCCTGCGGCACACCTACGCGACAGAGATCGTCGCGGCAGCGCGCCGGGGGGGGACGGAGGTGGACCGCGAGGGGCTGGCCCGCTCGATGGGGCATAGCGACATCAGCATCGCGGAAGTGTACATTGATTACGTGGATATGTTTATGAAGAATCCCGCCGAGCCGCTGATGGGGATTTTGCGGGCGGCGGATGAGAGTCAGGAGTGAGGAACTATGGACATCAAAGTAGCGCAGATCGTACTGAATCCAAATCAGCCACGGGAATTCTTCCCGGAAGATGAGCAATCCGCGCTGGTGGCGTCATTGGCGCAGCACGGGCTGCTCAATCCCATCGCCGTGGCCGGGCCGGTGGCCGAAGAGTTTTATCTGTTGATTGACGGCGAGCGGCGGTGGCGCGCGGCGCAAACGTTGGGATGGGAGACCCTCCCGGCGCAGGTGCGCGCGCCGTCGGTGTCGGAGCTGGACATGCTCCTGCTGGCCGTGGTGGGCAACGTGCAACGCACGGCGATGGGGCCAATAGACGAAGCGCGGGCCTACGCCAAGCTGCGGACGCATTTCAGCGTCGATGAGATCGCGGAGAAGGTGGGGAAGCACTCCACCAGCATCTACCAGTTGTTGCGACTGTTGGACGGACGCTTGACGGTGGAGAGCCTGGAGCAATTGAACCGGCGCGCGCTGCCCCTGGATTACACGATGCTGCGCCAGTTAGCGGAATTAGACCCGGAGCAGCAGCACGTGGTGGTGACGCGGGCGGTACGTCTCAATCTCAGCGGGACGCAAATCCGGGGCGTGATTGGCCGGTTGGGGCGCGTGGGCCGCCGGACTATGCAAACGGCGCGCCGCCAGGCGCAACTGGCGCAGGGGACGCCGCCGGCGCAAATCCTGGCCGACGTCCCCGCGCTGGACGGCATTGAGCCAGCCGTGACCGCGACGTGTGTGCAATGCGGGATGGCGGAAGAAGGCAACCTGGTGGTGTGTCACGAGTGCCCGCTGGTGAAATTTATCCGGTTGTGGGCAGAGAAAAATTAGCTTCCGATAATCCGAATACTCGGAAGCAACGCAGGAGGCAAGCGATGGCAGTTACAGGGTTGGTATGTGGGGATTGTGGGCAGACGGTCGGCGCGATCAACGTCGCGGCGGCGGAGGCGCTGGCGCGGGAGGGGAAGCAGTACGTGTGCAAGCGCTGCCGGGAACGGCGGTTCGCGGGATTCCGTCGCTTGCTGCGGCTCCCGGTGGGGAAGCCAGGCATCCGTAAATATTTACAGATGGAGGCCGTCAATGGCTGAGCAGTTGATCAACCTGGCGGACATTATCGCCGATCCCGCCTTGCAACCGCGCGAGCGGATGGACCCGGCGACGGTGTTGGAATATCAGGCCGAAATGGAAGCCGGAGCGCAATTCCCGCCAGTGATCGCGTTCAGCGACGATGCAGGCAAGTTCTGGCTGGCCGATGGCTTCCACCGGGTGCAGGCGGGCAAGCAGGCCGGGCACAGCGTCATCAACGCGGACGTGCGCCCAGGAGGGCGGCGCGAGGCCTTGTTATACAGCGTGAGCGCCAACGCCACGCACGGCCTGCGGCGCAGCAACGCCGACAAGCGGCGCGCGGTCCTGACGCTGCTGCGTGACACTGAATGGCAGGGGTGGAGCGACCACGAGATCGGGCGGCAATGCGCCGTCAGCGCGATGTTCGTGGGCAACCTGCGGCGCGAGCTGGCCGCCGAGATCGGCCCGCGCCCGGAGGCGGTGACGGCGCGCCGCGGCGAGACGGTTTACAGCGTGAAGTTGCCGGAGAAGCAGCCTACGCCCCAGACGGCGCCGGCAATGCGGGCAGAGCTGACGCGCTCGCTGCCGGAGCAGATAACGATGGAACCCAAGCCGGCGCAACCGATCCCGGCGATGACGCCGACGGCGTCCATACCGCATAAATTGGAGATGCATCCGGTAGCCAGCGAAGGGCGAGACGTGATCGCCACGCTCCGCATCCGGCCAGGAGATGAACTATCCGACCGGGCAATCACGGTGACGGTATCCGAAGAATTTGGGTTGGGGAAGTGGGCCACCGGCGTGTATGCCGACTGGCCGCAGTTGATGAACGAGCTGTTAGCGCAGCACTTTGGAGGTTAGGGCAAATGGCACGGATTTTTAAGTATCAGGATCAGACGTGGGAAGACCCAGGGGAGAACTTCTCCAACGAGGACGTGAAGAAGCACCTGACGCAGTTCTTCCCGGAGTTGGCGCAAGCCAGTATCGAGACTAAGGACATGGACGGGGGCGTGACTGAGGTGCGCTTCGTGAAGCGGGCCGGGACGAAGGGCGTGCAATCGCTGAGCGCGGTGCAGGTAGACTTACGGGACGTGATCCGGCAAGCGGCGGAGCAGGTGTTCGGCGGGGACGAGCGCGCATTGTTGCAAGACTGGCTGCGGCGCGCGACTGACCCGCAAATAGTGACGCTCAATCTGCGCTACACGACAGGGAAGGCTAAGACCGGCGGTGTATGTCCGCAATGCGGCAGCGGCAAGCTGAAGGTCATCAATGTGACCGGATATGACGATCTGGTGTGTGGACATTGCGGGTATACGGTAAATTCAGACGTGTACGGGGAGCAAACTGCGGAGGCGTTGGGATGTTGAGCCTATACGCGCCATCGGGTCACTGCGCCCGGTGTGGGCAACCGGCCTATATCACCGAGCCAGAACCGCTGTGCGAGCGCCACTATGAGTTGGCGTTACTCATCAGCCGGGTGGAACGGCGGCGGTTGCCGGTGACGGCGGCCAACGTCATCACGCGGATGAAGGAAGCCGTGTATGCCGTGTGGCACATTGCCGAGAGCGAGGTCGCCGGGATGTTGCTGGAGTGGGGATATGACGCCGCGTGAGATCGCTGAACGGTTGGCGCAGGTGCAACCGGCCAACGTCCCGGCGCTGGCGTTGTTGCTCGCGCTGACCTCCGGGACTGTGACGGATGAGGAGTACACGGCGGCTACGGCCAGCATTGAAACGTCCGTGTCCGCGTTATTAGCGCACGCGCAGCAAGCCGTGCAAATTATCGGAGGGATTCTGGAATGTTCGCCACAGCCAGCGTCACAAACGCCCAGCGGCTTCTAACGGCGCAGAGCGTGGCAGCCACGCTCGCCCGCTACCGGATGCCCAGCTATTCGGCGTTGGCCGAGATGTTGGGCGACATGGACGTGTGGCGGCAGGCTACACGGTTGTGGAAGCATTTTTTTCCCAATCTACAGCTGCCCCACGGGGATGCATGGGGACTGGAAGAGTCCTGGCTAGCGCTGTGTTCCAGCAACTTGTTCCCGCTCTCTATCGCCGTGGATGAGATGCTGTACCAGACCGAGGATCATCCGCTGCTGGGGACGGTAGATTATGAATCGTGGGGCATCGCCTGGGAAGCCGGGTGGAGTGAGATCGAGGCTGCGGCTCGCCCGCTGGCGGCGGCGGTGGCGCTGGGCTTGTCGCCCGCAGTAGGATGGGACGATGCGGCATTCGATTTTAAGGACCAGGCCACGGAATATCTCACGGAATTGGGGTGGGCGCCATTGGACGAAGACGGGGCGCTGCAATACGGCTGGATTCGCACGCGGCTGGCGGCGTTGCCGGCGCCGTTCGATGGGTTGGCGACGTTGTACGAATGCTTACGGCGGGATTCGGGCAATGCGTTCCTGGATACGATTGCTATTTTTTATCGCGCCGAATTTGATGATACTGACTGGTTTGAGTGGGAGATCGCCAATATTGAAGAATTGCGCCATTACTGGCAGGCGGCGTTCCCCAAGATTGACCGGTTGCTCGCGTATGGGCAATGGTGGGAGACAACGCCCCAGGCGCAGGAGAAGGTAGTGGAGATCGTAGCGCGGGCGCTGGAATTGACGCCGATGGCGGCAATCCTGGAGACGCCCCAGGGGGACGGTCAGGAGTTGTACGAGTTGTTTGAGGGAGGGAATAGTTATGGCGACCTCTGTTAGTAATGCCTTCGAGGCCGGGCGCGCGGGCATTGGCGCGCCGAGCTATCAGGATTTGCTGGCGCGGGTGGATGTGTATAGCGAGTCCATCGTGATGACGCGGTACGCGCGGGATGGGCAGGCGGCGACGGCCTATGAGTTGGCCCCGGGCGCGTTAGCGGTCGCCTTCTCCGGGCAGCCGATGACGACGGGGCTGCTGCCGCAGGGGTGCTTGTGGGTGACGCGCGCGGCGGGGCTGGAGAGCGTGGGGTTGTATTTGCCTCCCCAGCGCCGGACGCTGCGCTTCGAGGGCGGCGCGCTGTACAACGTCCCGCTGCCTGGGTTTGTGTTCGCGGGCATTGGCGACCGCTGGTTGATTTGGGCGGTGAAGGCGTATCCGGGCGCGGAGTCGGAACGATTGTTTCACGCGCCGCTGCCCAACGTGTACGCCGACGGGCACATTTGTCTGGGCAACGTGGCATTCCCGGCGCGCAGTGTGCAGACGATCCGGCACGCGGCGCGGCTGTTTTTTGAGTCGCAGTTCAATAGCGATTTGGCGGCGGCGAAGGTGGATTCTCCTCAGCCGTTGCGGGATTGGCTGGCGGGCCTTGCCGGGGACGAAGAGTTTCCGCTGAAGGCCTTGTTGCCTACGCCGCAGGTGATCGGCGAGGTGATCGCCGGGGTGGTGAGAGTATGTTGATGGCGCCGGTGCAGTACACGATCTATTACGGGCAGGCCTTGACGTTGCAGCCCGGTCGCACCTACGGGTATCTGTGGGCGGGGAACGGCGCGTTCAAGTACGGGGAGAATGACCACATCCGCGCGTTGATCCAGTTGGCGCAGTTCCGCGTGGCCGGGCTGCCGCTGCTGACGCCGTTCGTTCATCTGCGGCGCGGGAAGTTGCCGGCGCAAGTGCTGCGGGCGCTCTTCGCCGATGCGCGCGCGCAGGCGCAGGAACAGCCTATTGAGGTGATGTATCATCTGCGGCGTGATGAAGACCTCTTGCACATCGAACGCCCGGAGCAAGAGTCCAGCGCGAGCAGTCTGCGCTACAAGGGCGGCGATGATCCCGACATTCTGATGGATATCCACAGCCATTGTGAGATGCCGGCGTTTTTCAGCAAAACGGACAACGCCGACGAACAGGGATTTCGGCTCTATGGGGTGCTAGGGAATATTTTCACGCGGCCTACGGCGCGCTTCCGGGTGGGGCTGTATGGAGACTTCTGGGCCGTAGGATTGCAGACGTTATTCGAGGTGGCGGCATGAAGATCAACCGGCGGTATCGCGTGGAATTGGGGCCGCTCGCCGACCTGGAAGTTGTCCTGGTGGGGTGTGGCGGGACGGGGTCGTTTGTAGCGCTGCACCTGGCGCGCCTGGCGTATCATCTGCGTGCGCGCACCGGGCAGACGCTCGCCATCACGTTCGTTGACCCGGATACGGTCGAGGAGCAGAACGTGGGGCGGCAAAACTTTTGCCCGGCAGAGATCGGCCAGAGCAAAAGCTGGACGCTAATGCGCCGGTACAACGCGGCCTTCGGGCTGGCAATGCGGGCTATAGTTGCGCCGTTTGCCCGGGAGATGTTGCCGGGCGGGAAGCCGGTGCTGTTGGTGGGGTGTGTGGACAATGCGGCGGCGCGGCGGGAGTTGGATACGGCGACGCGGCAGCGGACCCGCGTATGGTGGCTAGATGCCGGCAATCACGAGTTCAGTGGGCAGGTGCTGCTGGGGAATCGGGACATTGCCCACCCGGAGATTTCGCCACTAGGATTCTGTGCGGCGCTGCCCTTGCCGAGTGTGGTGCATCCAGAGCTGGTGCAGGATACGGCGATTCACCCTATGGATGAATCCGTGGAGAGTTGCGCCGAGCTGGCGGCGCGCGACGCGCAGTCGCTGATGATCAATCAGATGATGGCGGGCTGGGTGGCGGCGTATCTGGCGCGGCTGCTGGTGAGTAAGGATTTGGACATGCGCGCGACCTACGTGGATTTGCTCACGGGCAGCGCGCGCAGTGTGGAGGTGACGGATGAGCATTGATCCGATCTTGCAGCGGGTGGAGAAGGGGACGACGACGGCCGCCGACGCGGAAGCGCTCCGGCAGGCCTACGCGATTCAGGCAACGCAGTTGACAGCGCAGCGGCAGGAAATGATCGAGGCACGCGCGATGTTGCATTATATGACGGCGTTGACCGCGCAGTTGTACGGGGCTGCGCAGGATTATCTGACGCAGCACACGCCTGAGTATCGGACGGTGGTCGTCCAGGTGCTGGAAGCGGTAAAGCACGAGCTGGCGCAGGCCGCCACGGAGGGCCGATAGATGGTAACGTTGCCGGAATTTATACAAAAAGTGGCGGCGATGCGAGACGCGCAAAAGGATTTCTTCCACACGCATAGCGGCAATGCCTTGAAGCGGTCGAAGGACCTAGAAACGCAGGTGGATCGCCTGTTGTTGGAAATGATCGGGCGGTACGTGGCGCAGATGGAACCGTTGCCAGGATTCACTGAATTGTCTGAGCCGGAGGAGCGTTAGGGGTATGGATAAATTCAAAATGGTTATTTCTGATGATACGTATGTCACCGTCGCCCATGGCGGAATGGTGGAGATTTTCAACGAGTTGGAGGACGGCAAGATCGGGGTAGGGCTGCGGTATGCTGAAGTCCCGGCGGCGCTGAATGCTCTGCGTGAGGCGCTTGGGCACATCTACGATGCGGTATGCGCAGATTGTGTGATTGTCCAGTTTATGCTGCTCAAGCAGGGAAGGATGGCGACGAAAGATCTGGTGGAAGATGTGATAATGCTGCGTTGGGGTGTGGATCGCGGTATGGTACATGAAGTGCTGAATAAGCTGACGGAGAATGGCCAGACCGCCTATAAGCGCGCGGACGACGATGCTTCCGGGTGGGTATGGACCGCCAAGACACCAGAACCCAATCCATCGGATTACCCAGAATTTTTATGCATATTGCAGCGGGAACATCGCGCAGAACTGAAGAGCCGAGGGAAGTATGGCTAAGTTACCGCCTTATTTGACGGAGACCGCGATGCGCGTTAAGGGGCAGGCGGTAATAGTGACGCTCAAGGTGCGCTGGTGGCATCCGTTGTTGTGGGTCGATCTGGGAAAGCATTTGTGGCGTCTGGCGAAGAAAAACGGAAACGCCTATTAAGACGGTTTAACGGTAATTTTCTAGGCGACAAGCGCCGGAGAACGCGGTAAAACGCGGGGTCAAGCAAGCTAAAAAATAGCAGTTAAGTGGAGGAAACATGGAAGAAGAACTGATTCACATAGATCAAACTGAAATCTGGGCTATCGTCGAATTGATGGGGCACGCACGCACAGCCGGGCGCATCTCGCAGCCGGGAACATACGGCGGATTGTTACGGGTGGATGTGCCAATTGACGATAGTTATCGCACGGAGTTCTATGGAAACGCGGCGATCTACTCGATCAAACTGGTCAGTGAGGAGATCGCACGTGCGTATGCTCAGCCGACTCGTGATACATACGCCTATAACGAACCCATTGTCCCGCGTGAAATGTATGAGAATACGTTGCGGGAAATGCGGCAGGAGCGCAATGATCTGATGCACACTATTGATAGCCTAAGACGACGGCTGACGGCGGTGGATGATATGCCACGGTTGCCGGCAGCGGGATGTTCCTGGGACGAAGTTTAGTGTTAAAGCCAACGATCAATCTATAGATTCAGGAGGAAACGATGAAGCAGCAAGCGGTGGACTTTGGGGCAGGGAATTTCAAGGCATACGGCGATGGCGGCGCGCAGGTGCTCGCGGCGCTGGTGGCGACGGTGCAGGGGGAGGCGCTGGGGCGGTCGGCGGGGTTGAAGAGCCGTAAGCCGCCGGTGTGCATCGGCGTGGGGGGATCGCGGTTTTATGTGGGGCCGGGGGCGCACGATTTCGGGCGGCCGGTGGAGAATCTGGCCGACGAGCGGTTTATTTCTGGGGCGCCGGAGTTGCGCGCGCTGGTGTACGCGACGTTGCCGCAGACGGAAGAACCGCTGCATCTGGTGGTCGGGATGCCGCAGAGCGCGTTGAGCGATGGTCAGGCACAGGATACGGCGCAGGCGGTGAAGGGCTGGCTCACCGGGGCGCATACGTGGACGGTGGACGGCGAGGCGCGCACAGCCACGGTGGAGCGGGTGACGGTCGCCAGCCAGGTAGCCGGGGCGTTGTTCGATTATCTGCTGGACGACCAGGGCGTGTTTGTACCGGGCCGCAAGGCGCACTTCCAGGAAGAGATCGGCGTGGTGAGCGTGGGGATGAATACGCTGGAGTTGTTGGTGGTGCGCAATGGCGCGCCGGTGGAGCGTTTCACGGCCAGCATCACGGCGGGCGTGCGGCGGGTGTTGGAACTGGTAGACCCGCAAGGGCTGTATAGCCGGGGGGAACTGGACGAGCAGTTGCGCGCGGGGAAGTTGGACATCTCTCCCGCAATGCCGGTGTGGAGCAGTGAAGTCAGCGGGCACATTGAACGGGCCTGGGGCAAGGCCTTCCGGCGCTTTGCAGCGGTGTTGCTGGTGGGCGGCGGCGCGATTCTGTTGCATCCGACGCTGTTGGGGCTGTTCAATGGCCGGTCGGTGTGGTTGCCGGAGCCGGTGATCAGCGTGGCGCGGGGGCTGTACAAGCTCGCGCTGATGAAGGCGAAATAGGATGGGACGCCCGCGCAAGACCGTCGCCATCGTGGTGCATCAGGTGAAGCTGGTGCTCACGCCGGGGGAGGACGACGACTTGATCCGCTTTATGGACGGGTTGCCAGCGCGGGCGAAGGCGAATGCGGTCAAGGCGGCAATGCGGTCGGGGATGACGCAGACGGATGCGGCGGATGACGATCAGGATGCCGGGTTATATGCGGCGCTGGGGGAGATGGTTTTTTGATGCAAATAACAGCAAGTGGTTTTTTGATGCAATAAAAACACAACCGGCACGCGGATAGGAGCCGCGCGCCGGTGGGTAGAGAAGGTTGTGAAGCAATCTCTACCCTTCAGTATACAAGAAAACTGGGGGGATCGCAATGAGTGAAGGGCAAGGGGTAGAATTCGGTGGCGGGGTAGGGTGCGCAGTCGTGGGCGGCGTCGGCGTCGCGGCAGCCTGGGGGTTGTATTTGTTGGTGACGACGGCGATCAATGAGCTGGTCGAACAACGTCAGGCCACGATTCGGGCGCACGCGGAGGCTTCGATTCTGTACGCGCAGGCGCGGCAGATGGATGCGACGACGCAGGCGGCGCAGGCGATGGTAGCACAGGGGCAGGTGTTGCCGTGGTTGATGGGCGCGGTGCTGGTGCTGACGCTGGTCATTCTGCTGTGGTTGGTAATGCAGCAACGACAGCAGCAGCGGGAGATGCAGCGGTTGGTGCTCCTGGCGGCGTTGGGGAAGTTGACGCCGGAGGAGGTGACGCCGTGATCGAGGTCATTGTGGCGTTATGCGCGCCGCTGATTATCGCGGCGTATGATGCGGTATTTTCCGCACTCACTGAGGGTGGGATGGGGGCGCCAGTTGAAGACGCCCAAGAGCAGGTAGCAACGCCGGAGGTGAAGTATGTGGAGAACTAAAGCTACAGCGCCGAATTACTTATGGCCGCCGCTGCCGACCGAGACCCGCCGGCCGGAGCGGGATGACACACGGCGGCACGCAGTAAATTGGTTTCTGGGGGTGACAGGGTTTGCCGGCGTGTTGATTCTGACGATCTGGTGGGTGTTGTTTAGGCTCGGCTGGGCCAACGTGGAGGGGCTTGTTTCGGTTCTGCCTATATCGCTGACAGCCGGCTTGCTGGCATGTTGCGAACGGCTGATTAAGTATACCAAAGAGTATCGCGCGTGGCTGTATGCGCACGATGCGGCTGAGGCAGAGCCGGACGGCAAGCGCAAGGAAACGCCGCCCCAGGGAACGTTGCTTCGGGGGGCGGACGGCGTGCTCCATCGCGTGGAGGTGCCGCTCAGTGAGACCGAGATCGCCCAGGTGAAGAAGCTGCTGTTACGTAATGGCGCGTACAGTGTGAGGGTGATGGTTTCGGCCGTCGGAGACCGGGCCAGCGCGCTTCGGTATGAGCTGAACCGGCTCGGCATCCTAGGGAAGATCAATGACCGGGCGGCAACGCCGCTCACAGCAGCCGGTAAAAAGGCTGTTTCTGGCTGGTAGGTGTGTGTGTGTGTGGTGTGTGACACACGTTACACACACCCACCACACCCATAGTGGGGGAGGGGAGGGGATGCGCGACTATACGGTAGAGTTCTGGCGGTCCCGCTACGCGGGCCGTGACTTAGTTTATTGGCGCGACGTGACGTTTAACGGGCGTTGTAATCCGCCAGATTATGGATCACCGCAGGCCTTAGCCCGGTTGATCTGGGCGGCGCGGGCGAAGTTCGGCACGCCACGGCGGTGGGTGCGTAACACGGCGCATGGGCAGATAATCTGCCTGGTGTGGCGCGCTCGACAGTTCGCATTCCGGCCTGGGGCGTGGCGGATCAACTAATTCCAGGGGTAGGGTATGCACATCAATCAAGCACGTCCGGCGGAGAAGTTCTATCGGGTTCCGATGGCAGCGCATCGCGCGCTGATCGCGGACGCGCAATTGGGTAAGGGGCACGCACTGACGTTGATGTTGTTGGCGTCATATCTGTGGAGCGCGGAAGCCGTCGAGGGCACGCGCGCGGAGTGGGCGCAGGCTTTGAGCATCGGGGCACAGACGTTTGAGGCACATGTTCCGCAGTTGGGGCGAGCTGGGTGTTTGTCGTACATCCAGTCCCACTGCGGTTACTATGTGTTTTACGGGCTGACCCAAGATGATCAGGAGTCGGCAGCCTTGCGCGCGGCCTGGAAGTTGGCGGAGGTGGAGTTTGAGGCCAGCGGCGAGGCGCGGAAGCAGCGGTATGTGTGGATTACTCAGCGCGTAGAAGCGTTAAAATTTACGCAAAAAGATGCGTTAAAATTTACGCTTCCTGTAGTAGATACTACTACTTCTTCATGTCTTAGTGTTTTAGAAGATGGGCGCGAAGATGCGTTAAAAATTATTCAAAGTCCCGAAAAAACTATTCAACCCGTATCCGATACGGAATTCACGCTGTTAGTGCGCTTGTACGAGCAGGAGATCGGCGGAACGTTGACGGCGATGATGTTGGATGAGTTCAATGAGCTATGGGGAACGTGCGCCGATCTGGAACGCTGGCGGTATGCCTTCCGCGCGAGTATCGGCAAGGGCAATCGTTGGGCCTACGTGAAAGCGATTATTGAGCATCCAGAACGAGATCGGAGGCAAAATGGGCGAGTTACAGCCAGTGGGACAGGCCGGGGCCGCGTTCGCGGCGCGGATGCGAGCCAAGATGCCGGCGGCAGCGCCGTCAGCCACGACATTGACGCCTGGTTCGACGGCGCTAACGTGTGAGGTCTGCGGCGATCTGGGGTGGGTGAGTTTCGATGTGCCCCTCGACGATGATCGCTTTGGCAAGCTGCACCCGTGCCCGGCGTGCCTCAAGGGGCAAGCGGTGCAGCAGGCCGGGTTGCAGGCGCGCACCGGGGGCTATGGAGTAGAGTTGCCGGAGAAGCGCTTTGCGGATTTCAAACGGCGCGGCGGTGTGGCAGATAAAGCGTTACTGGCCGCGCAGCGCTTCGCCGAAAATCCGCAACGGTGCATGGTGTTATGGGGGCCGCCAGGGACGGGCAAGACGCACCTGGTGGCCGCGGTAGCGAATGCGCTGCGGGAACGCGGGACGGCGGTGGGGTTCTTCACGTCGCCAGACCTGCTGGATTTGCTGCGCTCCGGGTACGAGCGCGGGGACTACGAGAAGTTGCTGGCAACGCTGAAGAACGTCGCCGTGTTGGTGCTGGACGACCTGGGGGCGGAGCGGGGGACGGAGTGGGCGGAAGAGAAGCTGTTCCAGGTGATCAATCATCGCTACAACCGGCAGGCGCCGCTGTTGGTGGCGATGAATCCCGACCCGGCGACGTTGGAGAGCCGGATCGCTGACCGGTTGTGCGACGTGGATTGGGCGCTGCGGATCAAGCTGGATTTGCCGTCGTGGCGGAGGCGGGAACGATGAGCGAGCGTGTTTTTACTGTGGTTCACGATCCACATCGGAAGCGTGTTATCGGCGAGCGCCTGACGGTGGATCGGTTGTGGCAGGTGTTGGAAAGCGATGAAGCCGATGGGCTGGAGGTGGCCGATGACCGATTCACGTTCAGACTATATCAGCGCGAGTTGTACCGGCTGGAATCGAATGGGTTAATGCGGCTGTGGCGGATGCCGACGCCGTGACGTGTGACAGGATTAACATGATTGACATGATTAAGGGTATAAGGGCGCAAATAGCAGGGTAATCATGGTAATCATGGTAATCATGGTATGGGACATAAAGGAAGGATTGCGATGAGTGAAATGGTGAATTTGTTGCCGTGTCCGTTCTGTGGGCGGGAGAAGCCTAGCCTATCGCGGTTTGGGGGTTTGTGGCGAGTGAAGTGCGTGGATGGCTGTTCTGTAGTCATTGGCGACTATTACGAGCGGCAAGGAGCGGTGGCGGCCTGGAATCGCAGACCACAGACTGAATCCATCGCCTCCGCGAAACGTGCTATCAGCACGGTGTTGGACGGTCTGATTCACGAACACAATCCGCGCTACTGGCTGGACGATGCGTTTGTCCGTTGGGAACGGGTTGAAGCTGATCTGTACGCGATTATTGACCGTACTGTAAATGTTTATGGATAGGCTTCCGATTACAGGGATTAGCGGAGGCTATTCAGAGTAGTGCGATACGCAGAATTATACATAGATTGGAGGTTGTATGTCAGGAGCGGAATGGTTGCAAATATGTGGGAAAGAACTATCGCCATTAGGTGAGAAAGTGGCTGAAATTCTCGATACTATGTTTGTAGGAATTTATCATATCTCAAGCGAAGTCCTGAAAGCAGATTTTTCAGACAAACAAAGAATACGAATTTGTTTGCGGGACGGCAGATTTTCGACATTCGACAGCGACCTACTAACCCATCTGGTTTTCCTATGCCACGAGCGCAATGTTAGGGCAGACATCAAGGGGGCTGCATACGGCTATTTGTGGCTTGATTTTGTCGAAGTTACAACAATGGGGTTCTTCGCTGAACGTCATCCGACATTGCCTGAAAGCCTTGAGCGATTAGGCATCGAAACGGGGAGGATTAACGAGAATGACAGATGACTTTTATCGCGGAGTGCTCGTCGCACTTGAAATCATCACAATACATGACGAGCAGGTTATGTTCGATGAGATCGTCAAATCCGTCGGGGTGGACGATTTGGTTCGGGTTGCTCGCCGTGATGGCGAGATGCGCCGAAGCGGTTTGCATAAATACAGTTATGGAAGATGCCGAAACATTGAATCTCAGTGCGCGGAATGAGGAGCAAGCATGGAAATAACGTTAGCGAACGAGTTGAAAGATGCAGAGAAATGGGCCTGCTGCGATTGGCCTGGGCGCGCTATCCGCGCCAAATACAAAATAACTGAGCTACAGCGCAGCCTGGAATGGTACAAGACGCGCCTCGAAGCGATGCAACAATGGCAGTCCGTACTGCCGGAACCGTACCGTACTGAGTGCTGCGATATTCTGGCAAATGGGAAGATCGCACCGTGGCGGCAAATGCGTTCTTCATCGTGAGTCACTAGGCTGACGTGACGGCTAACCCACGTCTGGTCGTGAGTCACCAGGCTGACCTAACGGACCATCACCGCCTTTCCGTGAGTTACCCGGCCTGTTCCCGGTGAATCACATGGCTATGCACATGGCCTGCGGCTTGTCACGGTATAATCGCCAGTGCGGTGTAAGGCAGGCAAGCCGCCGAGATTAGGCCACGCGGTTATTGACAAGTAGAACATTTGTTTGTATGATGAATCTATGGACGAAGAGACGCTGCGGGAGTTCCTATTGATGGTGCGCCAGGCGCTGCTGATCATCGTTCGCTGGATTGAGAAGCGTTACCAGATCGTGAAATAGCAATCGGCCCAGGTCGCTTGCACAATTCAAGGTAGTCGTTGAGACGCCCACCGGTAAGGTGGGCGTTTTTTATTTCCGGTTAGACACATTAACGGAAACAATTTTAGGGAGGAAATGATGAAGAAATTGGGTGTAATTCTGATGGTATGTGTGCTGTTGGGGTTAGTTGTAGGTGGCGCATATGCGCAAAGTGGCGCTGGGGATAGTCCTGTGCCAACGCCTACGGCGCCCGCGCCGACTCCCGCGCCGATTGAGCCTGGCAGCATTCCTGAGTTACCGGCGTTGTTGAGTTTACTTGCTGGTCCGCAGGGATGGGTTGTGCTTGGAGGTCTGATCTCAATGCTGCTGGCTAAGTGGCCGTGGTACATCGGGCTACCCTCCGCGCGTAAGCAGACTGTATTTATCGGCTTAACTGTTGTGGCCTCCACGCTGTCCTATGTTCTGATTACGTATATTCCGGAGAACTTCTGGGCGGCAACCGCGCCGTTTTGGGGAATCATTGCCGGCGTAGCAATGACGTGGGGTGGGGGCAACCTGGTATATCTTTTGGGCGTCAAACCTAACAATCGTACATAGGCTACTGAGAAAACCTACGCGATGGCAGACAATCTCGTCACGCAGCCACTCGATCCGCTCCAGATGATCATGAGTTATCTGGCGCGGATCGAACATAACATCGAGCCGCTGCCGGGGCTGTTAGCGCGGGTGGAGGCGTTGACGGAATCCACCCGGCAATTGGAGGTGGCGCTGCGCGAGCAGAACCGGGAATCGGTCGAGCGCGGACGAGCGGTGGATTCGCTGAATCTCCGGGTATCGGAGCTGCTGGCCGCGACCTCCAGTTTATCTGGAGATTTCAGGGAGTATCGGCAGGAGTCTACCAAGCGGATCAGCGCAATAGAACGCCAGGTGCAGGCGGCGCTGGATGGGGTCTCGGTGCAGAATGCCGGGCTGCGCCAGATGGCCGTCCGCATAGATGCGATTGAAACGCGGCAGGGCGATCCAGAGTTTCGCACGCGCCTGGAAGCGTGCGCTAACGAGTTTGCGCAGTGGCGCCCGCGATTGAATCAACTGGACGCTATTGCCAACACGGTACACGAATATCTCCCGTGGTGGCGTGGCATTAAGTGGGCGGCCGGTATCGCGGGCGGCATCCTCGTCACGTTGGTGGTGGCTGGTATTTTCTGGGCCATTATCCAGAGTGGGGGAAAGTTGCCGTGACGGCCTTAGTCCCTGGCGACGATTACGAGGCCCTGCTGGAAACGTATGCCGCGCTGACGGAGTTGGTGCAGCGGTTGCGGCGCGAGTTGCGGATTGCGCGGGATGGGCTACAGGAGATCGTCAAGCTGGTGGAGCATCCGGGCTTGTGGGCGCCAGACATGGCAATGGCGACGTTGCGCGCGATGGGGCGGTATGGGCTACCTGAGACTGAGGATTCAGATACGTGACTGGTTCGGCGTGCATCGGGAAGAAATCGTGGCGGTGGTGCAAACCGGGCTGGGAGGCGCGTTCCTGCTGGGGTATCTGGCGTGTTTGGGCGCGGCGTTATATGCCGCAGTGGTGGCGATTGCCGGGGGTGGATGATGGCGAAACGCTGTAGTGTGTGTGTGCGGCTCTATGCTGGGTATCAGTGCCCGTGCCGGAAGAAGCAGCACAGCCGCGCGCGCAGAGCGGCGGGCGGTGGTCGTCAGCCACGGCGCTGGCGGCAGGCCCAGCGCGAGGCGCGGGTATTGGGCGGCTTGCCGGTGGATACGGCGGCGGCCCCGGAGCATGCGGGATCAGAGCAATGGTACGTGTGTCCCCGGTGTGATGCGGTGTTTACGGGCGACCGCTGCCCGGCGTGTTGGGAACGCTGGCAGGCGGAGCGGGCGGGCGCTGGCGATCCAGATGGATTTCGCATAGTGGAAGACGCTACGGCGACCAGATGCGTCTTGCCGGTGCCTGGCGGGCCGGGGGATCAGACGGATTTTTCTGCGTAAAGCTGAAATTAAACTGACTATTTTGGTATGGGTTGGCTAACAGACGAGGCACAACAGGCGCTAGACGCCATTCAGGAACCGCACGCCGAGCGGAAACGCTACACGGTGCAGCGCGTGGCGTGGGCGATGACTACTGGCGTGCTGGTGAATGGGGAAATCTCGTTTGCGGAGGACGCGCTCTTCAAGGTGCGCGACGCGCAGGGCAAGCGTGACCGGCAGTTATGCGCGCGGTCGGTATGGTATCGCAAAGATACCGGGTGGCGCTTCTTGCCGGACGTAGCGGCGGCCATGATGGTTTGTCTGAAGGCGGCCTCGGAGTGGAAGCAGGCGACGGTGCAGCGCGCGCAGATTGCGGCGTGGGAGAAGACGCAGTTATTGTTGGCGGAAAAAGCACCAGAGGCGATTGTGGTGGGATTGACCGGGTTGATTGCCGACAGCACGGCACGCGGCGACCATCGGTTGGCCGCGGTGGATAGGCTGGCACAATTTGCATTCCCAGAGCTGGCGGCGCGGATTCCGGCCAGCGCGGGGGCCTTGCCGGTCGAAGTTTCCGGGGAACAGGTGATTCGCTTTGACTTTAGCCAGGCAGATGACGAGCAGGTGGCAGCCATCGCCGGGGATGATCCCGACGGCGTGGCGGCATAAGGCGCAGGCGGCCGCGCGGCAGGAGTTGGCGCGGCGGTCGCTGACGCGCTTCACGCAGTACACCTATCCTCAATATCAGGTTGAGCCATTTCACAAGTTATTGGCGCACACGTTGGAGCAGGTGGCGCGGGGGCAAATCAACCGTTTGATGGTGTTCGCGCCGCCACAGCACGGCAAGAGCGAGCTGGTGAGCGTGCGCTTCCCGGCCTGGCTGCTGGGGCATTATCCCCATCAGCCGATTATCCTGACCTCCTACGCGGCGAGCCTGGCCCAGGCGAAAAGTCGGGAGTGCCGGAATCTGGTTGAGAGCACGGCCTATCAGGAGTTGTTCCCGGAGATTGGCACGGCTGACGATAGCCGGGCGGTAGACTTTTGGCGGATTGCTGGGCAGCACGGCGGGGTGTTGGCGGCGGGGGTGGGCGGTCCCATCACCGGACACGGCGCGTTTGTGGGGGTCATTGACGATCCCTTCGAGAATTGGGCGCAGGCGCAGAGTCACGCTTACCGCGAGCGGGTGTGGGATTGGTATCGCACGACGTTCCGCACGCGGATTTGGGAAGGCGGCGCGATTATCCTGGTGATGACGCGCTGGCATAGCGACGACCTCGCCGGCAGGCTGTTGTTGCTGGGGGGGCAGGAGTGGACGGTGCTGCGCCTCCCGGCGGTCGCCGAAACGGTGGAGGAGCGCGCGGAGGCGAATCGGCGATTGGGCATTGCCGCCAACGCGGATGCCGCCGATCCGTTGGGACGGGAGGCCGGGGAACCGCTGGCGCCGGGGCGCTTTAGCGCGGCGGCGTTGCGGCTGTTGCGGCAGGATGTGGGCGCGCTGGCGTGGGCGGCAGAATATCAGGGCGTGCCGACCGTAGCCGAAGGACATCTGATCAAGCGGGCCTGGTTGCCCATCGTGGAAGCATTGCCGGAGGGCGCGCGGTTCGTCCGCTATTGGGATAAGGCGGGCAGCATGGGCCGGGGAGATTTCACGGCGGGCGTGTTGCTGGCGCAGGCTGGCGGGCGCTTTTATGTGGTGGACGTGCAGCGCGGGCAATGGAGCGCGCTGGAACGCGAGGCCATCATCAAGCAAACGGCGCAGTTGGACACGGCGCGCGGCCCGGTGGCGATCTGGTTGGAGCAGGAGCCGGGATCAGGCGGGAAGGAATCCGCCGAGGCCAGTGTGCGGAATCTGGCGGGCTTCACCGTCCACGTGGAGACGGTGACGGGCGACAAGGCGACGCGCCTCGCGCCGTTTGCGGCCCAGGCCGAGGCGGGCAATGTGAGTCTGCTGCGCGGCGCGTGGAATGGGGTGTATCTGGATGAGTTGACGGCGTTCCCCAATGGGGCCAACGACGACCAGGTGGACGGGACGAGTGGGGCGTTTAACAAGCTCACCCGTGGCGTTAACCGGCGGGCGTTGAGCCGACAGGGGTAGCGAGTTAGGAATTAGGGGTTAGGAGTTATGGGTTATGGCTGACCTGGAGATGGCGTTTGCGGCGTTGAGTGCGAAGCAGGCCGCGTATGATGAGCTGTGGCAGTATTACGACGGCAATCATCCGCTGACGTATAGCGTGGCGCGGCTGCGGGAGGTCTTCAAGAGCGCGCAGACCCGCTTCACGGAGAACTGGTGCGCGGTGGTGGTGGATGCCGTGTTGGAACGCCTGCTCTTGCAGGGATTCGTGGTGGCCGGGGATGAGCGGGCCGGGGCGGAGTTGGCGCGGTGGTGGGCCGATACGGAATTGGGGATGGATGCGGATGACGCGCACCTGGCGGCGTTGGTGACGGGGGAGTCCTTCGTGATTGTGTGGCCGGACGAAACCGGCACGCTGCAAGCGTACTACAACGATCCGCGCTGGTGCTGCGCGCTGTATGACCCGGAGAATCGCAAGGTGATGCGCCTCGCGGCGAAGTGGTGGATCACGGCGGGATTGACATGGCGGCTGAATCTGTACTATCCTGACCGCACGGAGTATTACGAGACGCCGGTGATTAAGAACGGCGCGCCAACTGGACCCGGGCAATTTCATCAATGTGCAGACCCGGCGGTTAATCCTTACGGGCAGATTCCCGTGTTTCACCTGCGCCCGGAGCGGCGGGCGATTATCAGCGCGCTGGACGATGTGATCCCGCTTCAGGCGGCCATCAATAAATTACTGAGCGACATGATGGTAAGCGCGGAATTTGGCGCGTTCCGGCAGCGGTGGGTCATCAGCAACGCGGACACGGCGACTTTGAAGAACGCTCCGAATGAGATTTGGACACTGCCATCTGGCGATGGAATGGGCCAGGGGACGAGCGTCGGGGAATTCGGTGAGACCAGTCTCAAGAATTTTCTGGACGCGATTAACGATATGGTTCACGCCATCAGCGCGATCACTCGGACTCCCGCGCACTATTTTTTCACGCAGGGCGATTCGCCCAGCGGCGAGGCGCTGGTAGCGATGGAAGCGCCGCTGAATAAGAAGTGCGCCCGGTACATCGGACGCTTTGCGGCGACATGGCAGCAGTTGGGGGCGTTTGCCCTGCGCCTGTTGACGGGGCGCGAGGTCGCGCCGGGGGCGATTACGGCGATATTCGCGGCGCCGGAGACGGTGCAGCCGAAGACCACGGCGGAAATCCGGCAGATCAACGTGAGCGCGGGGATGCCGTTAACGACGGCATTGCGGACGGAGGGCTGGACAGATGCGCAGCTCGCGCAGATGGAACAGGACAAGATCGCGGAACAGGCCGCGCAGCAGCAATCGCTGGCGCTGGCGTTGGTGGAGCAGCAGCGGCGTTTTGACCAGGGCGCGGTTTAACTGCGCTTTTTTAGCGGGATTCGGCGCGGTTTTTTGGCGTGAAACGCGCGGTGTAAGGCTTGAAAATGGCGGTTAAGGCGGGTTAAATGTCGTTTTTTCTGGTGGTGAACTATGCCGGTGCAGCCGTGTACTGAGAATGGTCAGCCGGGGTATCGCTGGGGCGAGGCCGGGAAGTGTTATACCTATCCGCGTGGGAATCGGCGGGCGCGCGTGCGAGCCCGGGTCAGCGCCGAGGTGCAGGGGTACGCGGTAGAAAAGCGCGGGTATCAAGAGTCCCAGGAGCGCAATGGCGAGCACTCCGCCTGAGCCGCGCGTGGTGACGGTGCTGCGCGATTTTAAGGCGGAACTGTTGGCGCGCGAAACGCGGCAGATGCAGGCGATGGCGCGGCGATGGCGGGGGGTGGAGGAGCGACTGGACGCGGAGATCGCGGCGCTGGCCGATCAGGTGGCGCAGATGCAGGCGGAGGGCGAGACCATCAACGCGGCGCGGGTGTGGCGACTGGAACGGTATCAGAAGCTCCAGGCGCAGACGTTGCGGGAATTCGAATTGTATGCGGAGTACGCCGCGCGCGACATCACCGGGGCGCAGCGCGATCTGGCGGCGTTGGGGATTGAACAGAGCGCGCAGGCCATTCAATGGTCGTATTGGCCCCGGTTGGGCGTGGGCTTCGAGCGGCTGCCGGTTGAGGCGGTCGAGACAATGATTGGGCTGGCCGGAGACGGCGCGCCCATCGGGGATTTGCTGAAGCTGCGCATGGTACGCGACGCGCTCGGTAATCCGTTGCCGGGCGTGTGGGATCAACTGACGCAAGCGCTGATCAATGGGACGGCGTTGGGCTGGAATCCCCGGAAGACGGCGCGGCAGATGCGGGACAGTCTGGCCGGGGGGTTGCAGAAGGCGCTGGTCATCGCCAGGACGGAGCAGTTGCGCGTATACCGGCTGACGGCCTGGGAACAGTATCAGCGGTCGGGTGTGGTGAAGGCCCAGCGGCGGCTCTGCGCGCACGATGACCGCGTGTGCGCGGCGTGTCTGGCGGATGAGGGTCACATCTACTTCGGGCCGATCCCTGACCATCCGAATGGGCGCTGCACGGGCGTGCCGGTGGTCGAGGGGCTGCCGCCGATCACCTGGACGGGCGGGCAGGATTGGTTCGACCGGCAGAGCGACGCGCGACAGTTGGCGATTATGGGGCCGGATAAGTTGGCGGCGTATCGCCAGGGGCAGTTTGAGTTCGGCGCGCTGGCGACGCGGACGCAGCATCCGACGTGGGGCGGTGGGTTGGCAGTGACGCCATTGAGTCAGTTGGTAGGAAGCTGACGTTTGATCGTTGGCTTTAGCACTAAAATCCGGCGAGAGGCCGGTAATCTACGGGAGGTAGGTTGAGATGGGCGAGAATCAGGAAGCACCAGGGAATGAGGGCCAGGCGCCGCAAGCGTCCCAGCAAACGCCGGAAACGTGGGAGACGTGGCTGGCGGGGCAGGAGGACGCGGTGCGGTCGGCGGTGACGCCGCTCTATGAGGCGCACACGCAGGGATTGCGGAGCGCGTTGGAGACGGAGCGGCAGCAGCGTAAGGACCTGGCAAAAAAGCTGGCCGAGGCGACGCAGCAGATGGAAGCGGGCAGCCAGGCGCGGACGCAGTTGGAGCAGGTATCCGCGCAACTGACCGAGGCGCAGCGGCGCGCGGAGTTTTACGACGACGCGGCGCGCCCGGAAGTGGGCTGTGCCAATCCACGGCTGGCGTATCTGGCCGCAGTCGAGAGTCAAGCCTTCGATAGTCTGGGGAATCCCGATTGGAAGGTGTTGAAGGAGCGCTTCCCGGAATTGTTCCGGGTCGTGCCACAACGCGCGCCGGCGATCAACGCGGGCGCGGGGAATCAGGCGCCGAAGCCGTTTGATATGAATACGGCGTTGCGACAAGCGGCGGGGCGAAATAGTCTGTAGTTAGTTACCACATAGGAGGTGTGTGATGCCGTATAACGACATTATCGGGGCGTCCCAAATGGGAGGGCTGATCCCGGTGGAGTATAGTCGGGAGATTTTCAATACTGCGGCGGAAGAGAGCGCGGTGATGCGGTTGGCGCGGCGGTTGCCGGATATGCCGACCTCGCAGCGGGTGATTCCGGTGCAGAGTGCGTTGGCGTTGGCGTACTTCGTCAACGGGGAGACGGGTCTGAAGCAGACCACGGACGTGGAATGGACCGGGAAGACGCTCACGGCGGAAGAGCTGGCCGTGATTGTGCCGATCCCGGAGAGCGCGCTGGATGACAGCCAGTATCCCGTGTGGGACGCGGTCTATCCCGAAATCCGCACGGCGTTGGGCCGGGCGATTGACGCGGCGGTGCTGTTGGGCACCAACAAGCCGGCCTCGTGGATGACGGCGCTCCTGGCCGGGGCGGTGGCGGCCAGCAACACAGTGACGCTGGGCGCAGGCGCAGACCTGTACGAGGACATCCTGGGCGAGAGCGGGATGTTCGGGCAGGTGGAAGCCTATGGGTACGCTGTGACTGGAAGTATCGCCGACATCTCGATGAAGGCGAAGTTGCGCGGGGTGCGCGATGCCGACGGGCAGCCGATCTTTATGCGGTCAATGCAGGAAGGGACGATGTACGACCTGGACGGCACGCCGCTCATTTTCCCGATGAACGGGTGCATGAGCGTCGCCAGCGCGTACATGTTCTCCGGCGATTGGCGGCAGGTGGTCTATGCCATCCGCCAGGACATCACGTTCAAGGTGTTCACGGAGGGCGTGATTCAGGATGCGGGCGGCAGTATCGTCTACAACCTGATGCAGCAGGATTTGGTGGCGCTGCGGTGTGTGTTCCGGCTGGGCTTCCAGATCGCCAATCCGGTCAACCGGCTCAACGCGACCACGCAATATCCGTTCAGTGTCTTGATTCCGTAGGAGGTGCGTGATGGGACTCTATCCGAAGGAAATCAAGTATTACCTGGCGTTGATCGGGATTCCCCAGGGGCCGTATAGCAATATCTACCTGGTGGATGCGGTGAACGGCGACGACGACAATCCGGGCGACCGGTGGACGAAGCCGCTGAAGACTGTCGCCGCCGCTTATGCCAAATGCACCACCGGGCAAAATGATGTAGTGCTGGTGCTGGGGCAAGCTACCGCTAACGCCATCGCTACGGCGCTGGATTGGGCGAAGGACTACACCCACCTGGTGGGCCTGAGCGCCAATTTGCCGGGCGTTGGGCAGCGGTGTCGGTTGACCGGCAGCTCGGCAGCGGACCTCTCCTACGTCGTAGACTTTCAGGGCGACGGCTGTATCGTCCATAACATCCAGTTCTACAACGGCAATGACGCGGCAGCCGACAGCGGCGCGGCCATCGTGAGCGGCGACCGCAACCACTTCGTCAACTGCTTCTTCGCCGGGATGGGCAGCGCGACGGCAGCGGCGCGCGCGGGGTCATACTCGCTGAAGTTGACCGGCGCGGAGAACTGCTTCGAGCGGTGTTCGGTAGGGCTGGCGACGCAATGCCGGACGGCAGCCAATACCGAGCTGTGGATGACCGGGGAGTGCAACCGCAATCAATTCCGCGACTGCGAGATCATCTCGTGGTCGGTGACGGCGGGCAAGTTCGGCGTCAAGCTGGACGCGAGCGCGGTGCCATACACGCTACTCTTCAAGAACACGGCCTTCGTGAACTTGAACAGCGACAATGGCGCGAGCGGCGGGAAGCCAGATAACGCGATCAGCGACGCGGCGACGCCGATGCACCAGATCGTGTTGCAGGGAGACTGCCCCCTGGTGGGGTATGACGGTTGGGCCGACACGGTGACATACGTTTACGGTGCTGGCGCGGTTCCCAATGCCGGATATGGCATTGCCATCAATCCGACCACCTAGAGGAGGTGAGTAATGGCTGATCAAGTAGGGTACTTAGAGATTCCACTGGCCGGCAATGCGCTATTCGCCGGTGGGGAGATCGCCGCGCAGGTGAACCCGGAAGGGGTGGCGCTGGTGATTGTGGACGCCAAGTTGATTGTGGACACCCCCAGCACGGGCGCGGCCAATATCAGCGTGGGTGTCAATGCCAGCGCGACAGCCAGTGACACGGACATGGTCAACGCGCTGGCGATCAATGGGGCGATCACGGGCACAGTCTATCACGCGATGACGGCGTTGGCGGCGAAAGACGCGGCGCTGTTGTGGCCGGCGGGGTATTACATCACCGCGACCGGGTCGGCAGATTCTTCGGGATTTGTCGGGCGGTTGTTCGTGAAGTATATCCGGCTGGCATAGGAGGCAACCGATGACGGCAACGGCAGCGCAGATCGCACAGGTGCGGCGGATGGTGAACGAGCCTACGGAGGACACGTATACCGATGAGGACATCGCGGCCTATATCGAGTCCTATCCGGCCATGGATGAGCTAGGCTCATTGCCCTACACGTGGGACACGTCCACACAACCGCCGACGCAGGATGAGAATGAGGATTGGATTCCGACTTACGATCTCAACGCTGCCGCTGCCGACATTTGGGGCGAGAAAGCCGCCGCCATCGCCGGGGATTTCGATTTCTCCGCCGATGGCGGCACGTACAATCGCAGCCAGGTGGTCAAGCAGTATCAGGAGCGCGAACGGTTTTATCGCGCGCGGCGCAAGCCGGGCACGATCCACCTGGTGATGAGTCCGGCGCCGGACGATTCCGAGCGGCCGGGGTGGGTGGTCAATGTGGATTAGTTGCCGATTACGGGCATTAGCGGAAGCTGTTTTAGGCAAGTGTAAACGTTTATAGATGGTCACAGTCAGGGCTTTTTCGACGGCAGAACTGGCGGGGATGCAGGCGACGCAGGATAGCGCGATGCAGGATACGTGCGCAATTCTAGCATATACAGCGGCAGCGGACGCCTACGGCAATCCCCAGGCGCGGTATGAGGTGGGGAACGCGCTGGCCTGTGGTTTGCAGCACGTCGCGCCGAAGGAGATCCAGAACTCCGGGCGGGTGGCGATCATCACGGCGCGGTTGCGTTTGCCGGTGGAGACGGCGCTTGATCCCCGGGATGTAATCCGTGTGACGTATCGGTATGGCGCCGCGGTGACGACGCAATACTTTGACGTGGTCGGCATCCCCAGGCGCGGGCCGAGTGGGTTGTACGTGGATTTGGCGACGACAGTCGCGCCGCCGGTGACGTTAACCACGTCGGTGTGGGATGATTTCAACCGCACGAGTCTGGGGAGTGCGTGGACGACGAAGATTCAGCCGACGCATCAGGACTTGACGATTATCAGCAATCAGGCCGGCGGCGCGGGGGGAGTCGGGATTACCTATTCGGCGTGGTGGAATGCGCGCAAGATGGCCGCTGATGGGATGGTCGGTGTGCGCATCCGCGCGTTGCCCGCGGCATCCGGGTTGCATTTGTACTGGCGGCTGGCGAATCCCGGTGAAAGTGCGCTGACGACGTATATTTTGTATTATGCGTATCTGAATAATTGGCTTTTGTACAAGTATGTGGGGGGCGTCTATGGCGCAGTCACCGGGACGGTGCATACGTTGGCGGTGGGGGATTTGATCGCGCTGCGGGCGGTGGGCAGCACGCTTACGGCGCAGTGGAGCGATACGGATGGGGTGACGTGGACGGATTTGGTCACGGCCACCGATAGCAGTATCGCCGCCGCCGGGTATGTGGGGATTGCGACGATTAACGGGACGCTGGTAGATGATTTCAGCGTGTTGGAGTTGTAATGGCTGGTAAAGTAAAATTTGCGGCAGATCATGTGCTACAGCTAACCGAGGCGGCCAATGATGAAATTCTGGCGGAACTGGCCTTTGAGGGGGAAGGATTGGCGAAGGTCAACGCGTCGGTGGATACTGGTTTTATGCGGAATGCGATCTATGGCCTGGCGCCGGGGCAGAGCCATCGCGGGGCCGCGTTAGCGGAGGCACGGGCGGTGGCCGAACGGGAACTAGCTGGTATGCCGGTGATCGGAGAACATGAGGCAGCGATACACGGTGCGGCGGAATATACTGCCTATCAGGAGGCGCGCATAGGGTTTATGTATCGCGCGCTGAAGCAGTTGACGCAAATTACGCCGAGCGTAATCCGGCGGGTAGGGAGAGAACGCTTTGGTTGATGTGCTGGACGTGGTGCGCGACTTTTTGATCGCGGATACGACGGGGGTGTATGCGCTGACAGGCAATCGGATTTATGCCGGGCGTGATGTGCCCCCAGTGGGGTATGCGCTAGACGACGGCGCGTGTATGACGTTGCGGTTGCGCGGCGGGTCTATGCCCTATGAGGACCCGCATTATAACGCGAGCGTGCAGGTGAAGTGCTACGGGGCAACGGAATACGCCGCCGAGACGCTTTACCGGGCAGTCTATGACCGGCTGCACATGGGGAAATCCACGACGATTCTCCATTCAGAATGTGAAATTTTAGGCCAGCAGTTGGAGGAGCCAGGCACGCAATGGTTCTTCACGCTGGCTTATTTTTTAGTGATGGTGCGTAACAGCTAGGAGGTGCTATGGGTACGCCAGTAGTTGCAAATGTGCTAAAAACCGGGGCGGTGGTCTGGTACGCGCCAGTCGGTGAAACAAATCCAGACGAGACGTCGGTGGCCTATGCTGCCGATTGGGGCGGTAACTGGGAACGCCTGGGCTACACCAGTGAGCCGTTGGTGATGACCTACGAATCCGAAGAAATGGACATTACAACGGAGGAGGCGGTCGGGCCGATCAATCGTTTTCGGGTGCGCGAGTCGTTGATGCTCGAAACGAAGATCGCCGAACTGACAGCAACGTATCTGGCATTGGCGGGCGGCGATCAGGATACGGTAGTAGAAACGCCTGCCGACACTGATCAAAAGCCGCTGGAAGAGGTGGGCCTGGGTGGGGTCTTCGTGATTCCTCAGCACGCCTGGGGCTTTGAGGGTTTCCGCCTGGATAGCGCCGGAACAGCCCAGCCGGTGCGGGTGTTTGTCCACATCGGGACGGCGCGGATCGGCGGCGAGGTCGAGTTTTCGCAGAAGAGCGATTCTTATCCGGGAATTGCGATTCAAATCCGGGCGCTGGCAAAAACTGCCAACGCCGCGGGGAAGAAGCTCATTGAGTTCCAACGGGTCACTGGCCCGACAAGTTAAGGAGGTTGGGTATGGGTACTCCGGCTGTGGCAGATGTACTGAAGACCGGCGCTACGTTGTATTATGCACCGGTTAACACGGCGATCCCTGACGATACAACCGTGGATTATGGCGACGCCTGGACCGACTGGACGCGCGTCGGTTATACCAGTGAGCCGCTGGTGATGACTTATGAGTCTGAGGAAGTCGAGATCGAGGTGGAAGAAGAGTTATCGGCGGTCAATCGGTTCCGGGTCAGTGAGACGCTGACGCTGGAAACCAAGCTTGCTGAACTAACGGCGGCTTATCTGACCCTCGCCGGTGGTAATCAGGATACGGTGACAACCGTGGGGGCCGGTGGCGCGCAGAAGCCTTATGAGTACGTGGGGTTGGGGGGCAAGGCGACCCTCCAGCAGTACGCCTGGGGCTTCGAGGGTTTCCGAATGGATGATGATGGCAACGCGCAACCCGTGCGGTTTTTTGTATGGATCGGCACGGCGATGATTGGCGGCGAGTTGGAATTCTCGCAGAAGAGCGATTCGTATCCTGGAATCCCTATCAAGATTTCTGCAATCTCTGATACGTCGCAGAACGCCGGGCAAGAGATGCTGTACTTCCAGCGGGTGACGGGGCCGGTAACGCCGGGGGCATAGGATGAAGACGATCAAAGTAACTCTTGACGATCAGGAATACGACATCTCCGAGTTGCGCGCGCGGGAGAATGCCGGATGGCGGGATTTGTTACAGGAGCAGGTGGCGGAAATCACTACCGTGATACAGGCCGCTCCAGATACGAATGTGAGCGATGGGCAGGCGTTGGCAGGGCTGATCGCGCGTATTTCTGAGCTGGTGTTGGGATCGGTGGATACGATCCTTGAACTATGCCGGGAATACGCCCCACGGCTCCCGTGGGACGAGGCGTATGATAGCGAAATTGTCGCCGCGTTCTGGCAAATCCTGGGGCTGGCCTACCCTTTTGGGCTGGGGCAGGCGGGGAAGCTGGTCGAGCAGTTGAGCGCGCTTGGCTCGAATCCGCCGCCGATGAAGCGGAATTAGCGTTAAGTCAGTGGGGGCGCTGGGACGATGAAATCAACCCGGCGCTCCTCCTGGATTTGCAGGTTTCTTACGTGCGCCGCCAGAAGTACCTGGCGCGGATGCAGGCGGTAGAGTTTGTCAATGCGCTGAGTGAAGCCCTAAGTATGGGGGGGAAGCATACCGGAGGCAATCAAACTGGCGCGGCGCGCGTCGGAAATAGCGGCAAACGCTATCAGGAATTGTCCATTGACGGGATGCTGGCTGAAATGGGAGTGCGGGGTTAATGTTTCCGAGTTGCGTGATTAGCGGAAGGAATTTTTAGCCGATGGCCGTGAAATTAGGCGATGCGATTGTCTTCATCAAGGGGAATCTCGACCAGCTAAAGAAGGATTTTGGCGACGGCGAGAGAGACACCAAGTCGTGGACAGAACGCATGGGCAATACTGCCAGCAGGCTATTAGGCGTGGGGATCGCCGGGGCCGCCGGAATAGCGGCCGCCGGCGTCACGGCATTGGCCGGGACATTTGCCAAAGCGACAATGGAGGCCGTAGGGCTTGAGGGGGTCAAAAACACCTTTGAGAGCCTGGCGGACGGCGCGACACTGGCGAAGATGCGCACGGCGACGATGAACACGGTGCTAGACGCCGACTTGATGAAGACGTACAACCGCGCCGTGCTGAGCGTGGGGCAGAGTTTCGCGGACGATTTGCCCAACGCGATGCAGTACATGGGGAAGATCGCCGGGGCAACCGGGCAGGACGTGAGCTATTTGCTGGAATCGTACCAGCTCGGTATTGCCCGGTTGTCGCCGATGATTCTCGACAATCTGGGCATCCAGACGAATCTCACGGCGGCAAATGAGGACTACGCCAAAAAGAACGGCCTGGTGGTCGAGAGCCTGACGAAAGAGCAGCAACAGATGGCGCTGAATGAGCAGGTGATGGGGCTGCTGGCGTCGAAGACGGCGGATATGGCGGATACGTCCAATAGCGCGGCGGTAAAACTTCAGCAGGCTAAGGTGTTGTTTGGTAATCTCTTCACGCAGTTGGGGTCGGTAGGATTGCCGATTCTCACGGCCTTTCTTACCCCGCTGGTAGATTTGGCGCTCAAAGTTGGGCCGGATATTTCGGCGTGGTTGGAGCGGGCATCGAATCTGATTGGGATATTTATCACCAACGTTCAAAACGGCGCTGACCCGCTCAATTCGTTCACAACGCTGCTGGCGATGTTGGGCGTGCCGCCGGAGGTGGTCAACGGGTTCAATGCGCTGGTCGGTGTTGTGCAGAATGTGAGTAATGTCATTGGGATGTTGCTCACTGGAGATTTCGCCGGGTTGTGGGCGACGATCAGCGCGTGGTTTGGCGCGCAGGATTGGGGGGCATTAGTAGCGGCGGCGGTCGCCGGATTGTCTACGCTCGGCACGCAGCTATGGACGGCAGTAAGCCCCACTTTAGCGACCTGGTGGACAACCATTTCAACGTGGTTTACGACGCAGGATTGGGGCGGGATTGCAACTACGGCGGTGACGACCATTATCAATGGGCTGGGACAATTCCTGATTGACGTAGTAGCGCAATTGGATTCCTGGGCCACGGCATTTGCAACATGGGCCGCCACGGTAGATTGGAATAACGTGGGGTTTACGGTAGTCACGGCCATTATTGATGGGCTATCAAATTTCGTGTCGTCTATCGGCCCGACATTGGCAGGGTGGTATAGTTCGATTTCGTCCTTCGTCGGCACGCAGGATTGGGGCGGCGTGGCCGGGCAGATTGTGCAAGGTATCGCCAGCGGGATCACGGCGGCCGGCGGCGCGGTGCTGACGGCGCTCGGCGGTGTGGTGGATGGGGCGATTGCGGCGATCAAGGCGAAATTAGGAATTTCTTCACCTTCTAAGGTGATGGCGCTGACGGTGGGAAAGCCGATGGCGGAAGGCATCGCCGCCGGGTGGCTGGGAGAGCAGAAGGCGATTCAGGGAATGATGGCCGGCAGTGTGCAGAAGATGGTCACGTCTACGATTCACAATGCTTTCAATTTGCAGGTCAATGTCCAGAGTCCGCAGCAAGCGCAGGTGGTGATGGATAATTTCGCCTTCAGAAAAGCCTGGGCAACTTAGAGGAGGGGCTATGAGTTGGATCGGAAATTATATTCCGACGCGGACGCCAGTGCCGATTTTCGTCAGCCCACTCGCCACACCGAGCTTTGAAACTATGGCCGTGACTATGCGCGCATATCACGGCGCGGGGGCGGCGGGTATGATATTGCTGGGGGTGGCGTTGGGGCTGTTGGCCTGGGTGGTTTTGAAGTCGAGGAAAAAACAATGAGTCGCTGGCAGTTAGTACGCCCACTCGCCGGGCGCAATTTGGTCACAAACCCCTCGTTTGAGGTAGATACAACGGGCTGGGCCGGACAGGCCACGGGAACGATTGACGCGGTAACGCCGCCGGCCGGCAGTGTGGGGCTGGTCTGGGGGAAGCAGATCGGCAGCGTTGGGTTGAACGCAGCCTCTGGCGATGGCGCGTATTTTGCTATCACGCTGGCCCAGGCTACCACGTATTACTTCCGCGCGTGGTTCGGAGCGTTTGGGGCGTATACGGTGACGGCGGCGATCATTCGCACCGATACCAGCGCGACGGTCGCCAGCGAGGCGCTGGCATTGACGGTGCTGCCGAATACTGGGTATCGCTTCCAGGAGATCGCGTTTTCGTTCACGACGCCGGCAACGACGGGCTTCCACCTGCGGTTGACGCACACGGCGGGCACGCTCAATCCCTCATTCGCCTATTTTATGGTGGATGGGGTGATGATTGCGACGGCCGATTTTTATTATCTGGATGGGGATCAGCCGGGGTGTGTGTGGGAGGGCGCGCCGCATAACAGCGCGAGTCGCACCCGGCAATTGCAGGCAATCAGCCGCGCCGCCGGGAATGCGGTGGATTTGGAGACGGAGTATGGCTTCTACGTGGAGGACGTGGAAGGCGGCGGGCGAATAGGGCCAGAATGGAATGTAGCGAATCGCCCGGCGCCCTTGCCGGGCAGCGCGGTGTTGAGCGCGCGCACGCCAGACAGGACGCTCGCGTTGATTGGGAAGATCGCGGCGAGTACCTACGCCGGGCTGCGCCAGGCGCGCAATCAGTTGATTCAGGATGTGGGGCCGGACCTGGTGCCCTATGTGAATGGTGCGCCGCAGCCGGTACGAGTGCGGTATGTCGGGGATTACAAGACGTTGGAGCTGGCGGCGGATTATGCTGAGGGGCTGTACAAGACGGCAGGCAGCACGCATGGCTATCTGGAGGACGTGGCGCTACGCTTTGTGGCGCACAATGATCCCTACTGGCGCGAGGTAGGCGATACGACGGAGGCGTTGGACACCGTGGACACGCTGGCCTTCTACGGCGTTTCGGCGCGCCTGAATGGATTATGGAGCGCCCTGGGGATTACCAGCTTGAGCGGCGCGACGCCACGAGTGCGGGCGCTGGCCTGGGGTCCCGATGGGAAGTTGTATTTCGGCGGGACGTTCACGCAGGTGAACGCGATTGCCAATACTGCGTATATCGCCCGCTACAATCCGGTTTTGGGGGCCGTGGAGGCGTTAAACGCGACCGCGCTTAATGGGATTGTTCACGCGCTGCTTTTCGGGCCAGATCACACATTGTATGTGGGCGGGGAGTTCACCGACGCGGGCGGCGATGCCGATGCGGATTACGTGTGCAGCGTCCTGGATGCCATGTGGGGCGGCTCAGGGGCTTATGCGGCCCTCACCGTGGCGCCGCTGAATGGCCTCGTGCGCGCGTTGGCGCTGGATAGCAGCACGGGTTATGTGCTGCTGGGGGGCGAATTCACCGGGGATGGGGTGACGACGCTCAACCGGGTGGCTACGTGGGATGGCACAGACTTCGGCGCATTGGGTTCTACACCGGGCGTGGATGGCGTGGTGCGGGCTATCGCGTTCCTGAACGATGGGAACAATACCATTCTGGTCGGGGGAGATTTCTCCAACGCCGGCGGCGGCAGCGCGCCTTATTTGGCCGGATATGCCGGCGGCGCGTGGTTCGCGGTGGGCAGTAGTGGCCCCAATGGGATTATTACCGCTCTGGCGGCATGGAATGATGGCGCTGTGGTAGGCGGCGCGTTCACGACGTTTGATGGGGAGAGCGCGCCGTATATTTTACAACTGACGACTATCACGGCAGCGTACACGGGCTGGCGCACGATGGGGGCGGTCGCTACGGCCACGGTGCGCGCGCTGGCCGTAGTGAATGGATTAGTCTATGCTGCGCTAAATTCGGATGGGCGGCAGGTCGGGTGGTTCGATGGGGCTGCCTGGCGCTATGCCGATATGGGGCTATTCAGCGGTTCGGTGGATGTGTATGCGCTGGCCGTGAATCAGTACGGAGAGATCGCGCACGGCGGCGATTCGACCGGCGACACGTCCGTTGCCGGGGATACGACTCTTACCCTGGCGACCGGCGCGGCGGAGACCTATCCGATCATCACTATCGGGCGCAGCGGCGGATCGACGATGAAGGTGCGGTACGTGGGGAATGAGACGCGCCAGCAGGGGATATGGTTCGATAATATCCAACTGCGCGACGGCGAGGTGCTGACCCTGGATTGCCAAACGCTGGCGCTGACCTCTAATCTGGGACGTCCGCTGGCCGTTATGCCCGGCAGTGTGCCGTTGACGTTAGGGCCTGGCCCCAATTTGCTCACGGTGTTTGTGTATGTGCCAGCCGGGTCAACGCCGACCGCCGAGTGTTCGATCCGGTATCGTCCGGCCTACGCCAGCTATGACGCCGGGGATGACGTATGAGCGGCTTGACGGCGCGCGTGCGGATTACGTCGCCGCTGGGCTATCCCGTGGGGATTCCGTTCCAGCCGCTGGCTTTGCGGGCCGTGGCGACGGTGAACGGCACGGGGTATTTTGAGCTGAAGATCGCGGCGGCGGATTATCCACGGGGATTATTCGCGCTGGATCGGCGGGTCGAGGTAGAACTGCAAGCCACCGGGCGCGCGCCGGTACTGGCCTTCGTGGGACTGATGCGCCTATACCGTGAGAGCAGTTACGCCGCGGAATTCACCGTTGATTATCGGGATGAGATCACGTTTGTGTACGTCGGCGGTTCAGGGCAGGCCGCCGGGCGCACGGTACGCACACGCAGCGATGCGACGCGGCTGAATGCCAGCGTGATCAACCGGCGTGAGGGCTTCGGCGCCTATCCCAACACGGCGGATGCGGATGTGCTCGATGCGCACGGGGACAAGCTCCTGCGCGAGGGCCGGGTGAAGACGACGTTGGTGCGCGACCTGGGGGAGTTGCAGCCGTGGGCCTTCGGGATTGATTGGGCGCTGGGGGACACGCTGACGATTGCCAGTGACGTACCAGAAACGATTACGCTGGGCGGGCCAGGCTGGAACGATTTGCTCACCCGGCGGGTGATTGCCTATCCCACGGATAGCAGCGAGGCGAAGAAGACCGGGGCGGCGGATTCGCTGATGCTGGCATACGTGGATGAGAATCTGGTCAATCCCACCGACACGACGCGGGCGCTGGATGCCGCTATGGGATTGTCGGTCGGCTACGCTTACGGGGTGGCCCCCAGCGTGACCCACAGCGCAACCTACGGTAATCTGTGGGACGCGCTGAAGGATTTATCCGATAAGAGTCAGCAATCTGGGACGCAGTTGCGCTTTGGATTGACGCCGCAGTGGGATGGCACGCGGTACACACCACGCTTTGATGTGCGGCTGGGGCGCTGGGGCAGCGCGCGGCCCTGGGTATTGGGTACCGGGATGCAGAGCCAGGAAGCGGAGATCACCGGGATTGACATCCAGGTGGACGCGCGCGGCAGCGCGACGGTGCTGGCAAAGACGGAAGACACGGTTTAATGGCTGTTTTTGGGGTTGATTACGCGCATCATTTAGGCGTAAAACGTCAAACTTCAAGCGTTAAAACTGCGGTTAATGTATATTAACTGAAATTTTCTGAGGTGCATGTGATTCGTGACGGCATTGAAGAGCAGATCGCGGCGCTGCAGCGGCAGATAGACGAGCTGCGCCAGATTGAGATTCCGGTGCCTGGTGGCGGCGGAGTCATTGGCGGTACGATTGCAACGGGCCAGGTGGCGGTTGGGACGGCGGCCAATACGATTGGCGGCGACGCCGGATTTACCTATGATCCCACTACCAATACCGCGACAGTGGATGGCGTGCAATTCGATTTAAGCCCATTAACTACGCCAGCGCAGGGAGCTGTGTGGTGGAATCCTGATGATGGTACGTTGAACATTGGGATGACGGCGGGCGCGGACGTGATCCAGCAGGTGGGACAAGAGACGTTTTTATATGTCAAGAATCAGACCGGCAGTGTCCTAAGCAATGGCAAGGCGATCCGGGCCGTGGGGGCATTAGGCGCGTCGGGGCGCATCCTGGCTGGATATGCGATTGCTGATGGCACACATCTGGCAAAATACGTCATTGGGATCGCTACCAAAGACATAGCCAATGGCGACGACGGTCTGGTAACGTGGTTTGGACTGGTACGGGGGATTGATACCAGTGGCACGCCCTATGGCGAGGTGTGGGCCGATGGTGATGTGCTATACGTTTCACCAACAACGGCCGGCGCATTAACCAACGTTGAACCGACAGCCCCCGATCTAAAGATCACGATGGCAATGGTGCTCACGGCCCATGCCTCCACGGGCACGCTGATGGTGCGACCGAGTCTCGGCGAATATCTCAGCGGATTGCACGATATTACTATCGGCGACAGTGAAACTGGCGACATGCTGCAATTGCAAAGCGATGGCACATGGTCGAATGCCTCGCCAGACGTAGCCGTGTGGCCCTATACCGGGGCGATTGATCACGAGCCGGGCGGATTCGTGGACCCGGATAATATCGTGGTCAGCTACGACTATACGGCGCGCACCATTACCATGACGCATTCATCGGGGACAATTGTCTACTATGTAGATGGCGTGCGCTATTCGCTCACGTCGCCCTGGACGAGCGATGCGCACACGGCCACGAATGGCGCGTGGTATCTCTATGACGCCGGGGCCGGGCCGGTGTGGAGTACGTCAATTTGGGATTTCAGTTATGCGCAGTTTGCCTTTGTGAACTATAACAGCCCGGCGGGGGCCTATTTTAGCCTGCGCGAGCCGCACGGGTTTATGGCGTGGCAAACCCATAAGGAATTTCACGAGGCAACGGGCACGTATCGCCGGAGTGGGGGCGCTCCCACGGCGGGAACCTACCAGGTGCAGCCGGCAGCGCCAGCGGATGCTGACAATACGCCGGGCTTCGATGCGGCGGTCATCGCCGATGAAGATTTGCCGACGGCGGTGGGGGCGTGGGCGCAGGGAACGTATACCCATCTGTATTTCTCAGGTTCCGGGACGGTGGTATTCGATACGGCGGCTTCGTTGCTCACGCGCACCGGAACAACGTATCCGATTATCAACGTCTACAGCGGCGGTACGTTCACTGACACGGAAACGGCCACTAACAGATACTTCAACGTCTATCAAATCCTGATGCCGGCAGCCGGGGACACGGAATCGCAAAAATACCGCACGCTGATTCTGCAACCGCAGGCTGTGTATACCTCACTGGCCGCGGCGCAGGCTGAGGATTATCGCAGTCTTTATCTGGGCGGCCTGACGGCGCTGGCGCCGGAATTCGTCGCGTATGCCAGGATCACGTTTGGTACTTTGGCCTCCTATGGCACGACTGGCAAGTGCCGGATCGAGGCGCTGGCGTACCTGGTGGGGCCTAAAGCGACGCAGACGATCAGCGGCGGGGTGGTATACGGTCAGGCGACCGAGACCACGTTGGGGATCATCGAATTGGCGACCACGGCGGAGGTGCAAGCTGGCACGGACACCGAGAGAGCGGTGACGGCGGCGGGCTTGCGGGCGGATGTTCCGGCGACGCCGGCGGCGGGCCTGGGCGTGCGGCTGGACGGGAACGGCGACGTAAGTTTGCCGGGAAAAGTAACTTTGGCCGCCGCGAAGGACATCTTGCCAGATGCGGATGCCCTGGGGCTGTTCCGGCGGGTTATAAATAGGCTTGGCATCAGTCAATATACCGATCATTTCCGGTCAGGCTCAATTCCTAGCGGCTATACATGGCAATCATCGCCTTTTAATGGCACGCCGGCCTCGCTGAGTTATTCTTCAAGCGGGGAGTATTTGAGCGTTGCCGATACCGCTGCAAATCGATATTTTTTGAGTGCTCCTATAACTAACGCGGCGGCAAGCTGGCAAAACAAGAACATCTATGCGCGCGCGCGTTGTGGGCTAAATGGACGCATGGGGGTGCGGATCGACGACGGAACAGACGACAATTATGTCGAAGTTTTAACGGATGGCTCGGCCAACGACGCGACGCTGACGGTGATCTTCCGTTATCGGGCCGGGGGCGGGGCAGTCACAACGGTTACAAGTAACGTCGTGATTCCCGCCACCGATAGCGTTATAGTCAGGATCGGAGTTGGGTCAACTTATACGGCGACTGGGTATATCATTTCTGACGCCGGCAGTGTCAATGTAGCGGGGTTTTCAACATCGATTTCTGGATGGGCGCCGGCGGCGGGCCGGGTGGGGATTATGTTTGAGGATGCGGCGGCGGCGGCTTCTAATCCTGGTTTAGTAGATTGGTTTCTTAATTCATTCACATAGTGGCGTGGGGAGCGGTGTGATCACAAAAATAAGGGGCATAACCTTCCAAACAGAGACGCGCGCGCAGGCGTTGGCGGCGTTCTTCGCGCCACAGGTAGATGGAGACACGGGGGATGTGATCATTTTCCCTGAATCAATGCGGTGGCAGATCGTGCGTGAGGTACGGGATGCCCTGTTGAGCGCGTCGGACTGGACGCAAGTTACCGACTGCCCGTTGTCTTACGGGCAGCGTGAAATGTGGCGGATTTATCGGCAGGCGTTGCGGGATTTGCCGTCGGCCTATCCAACACCGGAGTCGGTGATCTGGCCGGTTGAGCCAAATTAAGGAGGCTAGCTTATGGCTTATATAGATCGGACGGATTTGGCGCAAGATGCGCAGTTCGTCGCGCGGGTGCAACATGCCATGATGGTGGCAGCGTGGGCGGTGCTGAATCAAGCTTCGCCACCGGCGGAGCGGCTGGCGTTGGCGCGGGTA